CTCGCTGAGACTGCTCTTGACATGCACTGCTGGGGAGAGAACCCCGTCGTCACCGCTAAGCTCCAGCTTAACGGCCAGGACCGCTTCTCCGAGCGTGAGGGGTCCTACTTCGATGTTGTTCAGCCGTTCCAGCACCACACCCGTGCCCCGGACACGGGTATCAACGTGTATTCCTTCGCGCTGAGGCCCGAAGAGCACCAACCGAGCGGCACGTGCAACTTCTCGCGCATTGATAACGCTGTGCTCCAGCTTGTGCTGTCATCCGGAACGGTTTCCGGAACTAACACGGCTAAGGTCCGTGTTTATGCGGTTAACTACAACGTTCTCCGCGTGATGTCGGGCATGGCGGGCGTTGCTTACAGCAACTAAGCAGTGCGGATAGTGGTTTATACAATAAAAAATATAAATTTAATATATTTTTTATCGAATATTCAGGTCTAAAAATGACATTTTTAAGCAATATCTTTGTTCTTGCTCATCAAGTTGAATGAACATGATTATTAAATATAAAAAATTGATTTTGTATTATATATTAATTAATAATACAAAATGTCTAAAGAAATTCAAATAGAAACTGGACTCAAGATTAGACAGCATTATAATTGCGAAGTTGTAATAGACGATTTTAAGGAGCCGTATGTTTTATTCAATTTGCAAGATATAGGTCAACTTTTAAAAATTTCGAATATACGTAGCAATACAAGAAATGATGAGAAGATTTATTTAAAATGTATTACAAATGGAGGGAAACAATCCAAATCGTTTGTAAATTATAAAGGGTTCTGTAGATTGTTATCGAAAAGTAGAAAACCTGCAGTCATAGATGTGTGTAAATATATAAATTTTGATGTTAATACATCCATATACGCTTGTATAGAAGCGGATACACTAAAATGTATTATAGACGCTTTCAGTGGTGAACAAATGATTGCACAATATAAAATTGGCAGGTATATGGTTGATTTATACTTGCCGGTATATAACATAATCATCGAATGCGATGAATCTCAACACAAAAATAATATACAGAATGACATATTAAGAGAAAATGTGATAGCAGAGTTATGCGTAGATTGTATTTTTATAAGATATGACCCAACTTCAAATGAATTTAGCATATTCAAAGTTATAAATCAAATATATAATACAATAAGACAACGCATAATTAATAAATAAACTTGCCATAACCCACTTTTTTATTAATTTAAAAAATAACACATATAAAAAAACGCGCTTAGTATCAAACAATAATGTCTACCAAGTGTAATACGCAAAACGAGTTATTACTACAGAATCTACTAACATTTTATGAGAACAAGGAGTATCTCAAGCGGACGATTTCGATTATCAACGGTGAATCGAAGATTTCGCTCCGTATTGTGGATTGGTTTGTAACAAACTATGCAAAAAAAAACTTCACCGTATACGAACTAAAGGACTCCTATGGAGAACCCAGGCGGTTCAAGGTCTATAATGACTATAAATTGAAGCTGAAGGCATATAGTAAGAAGCGTTTCGACCCATTTTGCAGATGGGAGCGCATTACTATCCCATACGATAATGATAATTGTATGGAGACGACTATCGGCCAACTGAACTTTTTCAAGTGGACTATCGAGAACAAAATCGTCGAATACATCGAGGAGAATTATGAAGCAATTGAGAGTGACATGAATGCTCGAAATAGCACGTCTCGTCGTAAGTCGGAGAACTCGACGGATGGTAAGACACGCAAGAAGCGCGAGGAGCTGTCCGTTTCCGCATGCAAGTGCATCAAAAAGGAAGTGGTGAAAATTATTGTCAAGTTTAATTGAGAACTAAAAAATTATTACTATTCAAAATAGTAATAATATAACAAATAAAAACAAAAACAACCACTCAGTTTAAAAATAGAGGGCGATTGATTGAGCTGACCGCAATGGGTTCCGGTAAAATCACATCCGGTTTGTCGATTATAGACAGACTCTTCAGCTTATTCAGCGCTGGTTGAACGACCGGTCGCGAATTCTCTAAATCGCTGGAACCAATGCCAAACAGCTGCGATTCGATGTCGCATGCATTCTGTGATAGCTCCCAGCGCGACGTTTTCGCCGCAAGTAATCCGTCACCAGGGTGATAGGAAGCCATAGGGCGTCCATATTCGCTCACACGATAATTGATTCTCGAAATATTACCTTGTTTTTCCAACTTATAATTGCCGGGCGCATTTTTATCACGAGTAGAAGCCATTATATAATAGATTACGATATTTTCTTATGCAGTTTCACATAATTCTCATTGTCCACCGTTATCGTTTCGCCGGCATTGAAGAAATCGACTAAACATAAATGGAATAGCTCGAAATAGTCGTATGAAAACACCACGGCCATTCCAATTTCAAGGTTCTCGGAGAACATACGACTCGCGCCAACCAAATATAGGTCGCGGAATGCCTTAACGCCCTTCGTTTTGTCATATAGGTAGTCGAGACCGGCGCTTACGTTTCTGTCGTCGTATATCATTTCATCTTTTGTAACATCGTCAATATCGTCTTGGATTTCGATTCCCGAAACATCCATATTAAATACACGGCGCACACAATCACGATAACTTAGATTGTCATCATATTCTACTTGGATTCTATGATTATACATTTATTTGTATGAATGTCGACATGTGTTTATATGTTTTATAGTAACACACTATTACTTTATGTCATCATAGCTTTTTTATATAATAAATGGTTATTTACACCATATCATTCCCCAATCTCGTTTTGGTATAGTAGTTGATAATTTTTGTTTTACAGTAAAAATATCATAAAACTCATTATTGTTTGGTCTAAATACATAATTATCCTGCATTTGAATATAGTATTTTGTATAACCTAATGTAAATAAGTAATCTATGCAATTGAAAGCAGTTGTATTAATTTCACTTGCCCACTCAAAACATAGCAACTCAACTTTTTGAGTTAAAGAACGAATACATTCATATTCTCCGCCTTCAACATCTATTTTTATAAAATTGGGTAATCCATATTGTTCTATTAATTTATCTATAGTTATTGTCTTGCAAGTGATTTCTGTATAACTCGCATTATAAAATCTTGAAGTTTCAGCCGTCAACCATTCCTTATTGATAGTTGATAAAGTATCACAATCAGCTTGATAAAATGTTATATCATCTCCATTATTATTACAAACGGCATAATTAAGTAAGATTATATTATCATCATTTTTACAATTATCTACTAATTTTTTGAATGTTGTAGGCGACGCTTCTATTGAAATTATTTTATCACATTGCTTACTATTTGCCAAACTCCATTTCCCTACATTCGAGCCAATATCAAAATACATAATATATATATTAATATGTATTTTAAAATAATTGTAGTAATCCGCAATTGACATCATCATCATCATATGATATTATTCGGTTGGTGCATCTCTAAACAAATTACTTCTTCTTACTAACCACATCACCCTCCATTTCCCTGGAAGATTGTCCACCACGAACCCATCCAGATAGTGCAGCCTCCTCAACAGAGTAAGCGGCATTGGTAACACGGTCCTTTAAGGTAGACATCATAGGGTAGGCCGCGTTATCGACATATGGCGCATCCGCAATAGTGGAAATGCTCTTCTTCTCATAAATCATCTCGCCCTGCTGTAAGCGAGATTCCAATATGGGGTCACTGGTGCCTCTTCCTAAATAAGGGACCGTCGCAAATGGGCGCTGGATTAATTGGAGCTTTTCGAAGGAGCGCTGTTGCTCTGTTTTAATAACCAAGAGCGAATCGTAATCAACTGCAGACCCCGGAAGTCCACCGACCGTTCCCCTAAAATTAATTTTGGGTGCGAGTGTGGCAAACTTAACATGGTCATCCGACTTGCTTGAACCGAATTGATTATCAAGCATGTAATTCGCGTATTTAGTATTTGATTCATTACGGCGAGAAGTGTCAAAGCCCAAACGTTCCATCATATTGAAATTCATCATATATTATACTATAGTATTATAATATATTTTTCTAATAATTCAGATGGCGGGGTAGATTTCTCGCACAAGCGAACAAATTACCCTCTTTGCAAGATGTCATCGAACCATAACAGAAGTCGGCAAATCCAGTCTGGTCGTTCATAACAGTGGTGGACGGATTCGATGTAAACTGGCGAAGCGATTGTTCGAAAACGTATTGTTCTCCTAAATCCTTGAACAATTTATCGGAAATGTCCGGTTGGTCAGGGTTGAGCTCCTTGACTAACGTTTTCGCCTGGGCGAGTATTTTTTCATTTACGCTTTCGT